ATATGTGTATGCGGGCGAGGATGTCCCGTCTGTTGATATGCCCGAGGAGGAGGCTATCGATGTTGAGGTAATGATTGACGCAATCATGGCATCGCCATCGCTTGAGCAACTGCGTGAAATTTACTTTGCAACAGTTAAATCTGCACGCGGTAATCAGGACACGATGAAACAGTTGGAAGCCGCTAAGGATGCACGCAAAAACCAACTGACCGAAGGTGCTGTCAATGAATAACCAACCTTACATAAACATTGAGCAAGGTTCAGACGAGTGGAAAACCGCACGCCTTGGTCATGTGACTGCAAGCAATATGGCAGACGTTATGTCCAAAGGCAAAGGGTCTAGCGAGGCCGTAGGGCGTTACAAATACAAGGTGCGATTGGTAGCAGAGCAACTGACGCAAACGGCCGGTGAATCGTATTCCAATGCCGCTATGGAGTGGGGCGTTGAGCAAGAACAATTTGCTTGTATTGCATACGAATCCATTTTGGAAACCTTTATTGATAAAACAGGCTTTTGGTTGCACCCAACAATTCAATGGCTCGGTGTATCTCCCGACCGTTTGGTAGGTACAGATGGCCTTATCGAGGTCAAGTGTCCAAATACGACCACGCACCTTAATTACTTGTTTGAAAATAAAATTCCTACGGACTATTACAAACAAATTCAATGTCAACTATGGGTCACAGGTCGCCAGTGGTGCGACTTTGTATCCTATGACCCCCGACTGCCAAAACGTAATCAACTTTTGATTATTAGGACAGGACGAGACGAAAGTCTTATTAAGGAGATGGAAGCCGAGACCTTGCAATTCTTGTCTGAAGTCAATCAGTTAATCATCAAACTTGAAGGATAAATCATGGCAGTCAATAAATTTATAGGCATTGGCAACTTAGGCAAAGACCCTGAGATGCGTTTTATGCCTGATGGCAAGGCAGTAACCAATTTCAGTATTGCTATTAGCGAAAAATATAAGGACAAATCGGGCGAATCCAAGGAGGTCACAGAATGGGTCAATGTGGCGTATTTTGGCAAACTGGCTGAGATTGCGGGCGAGTATCTTAAAAAAGGTTCTAAGGTCTATATTGAGGGCAAGATGAAAACGGAAAAGTACTCCAAGGATGGTGTTGACCGTTACACAACCAAAATCATTGGCGAAAAAATGGAAATGCTATCCAGTAAAGGCGACACTGCTGATACGCCAAAGGCAAAGCCTGTAGAAACATTTGAAATGGATGATGAAATTCCGTTCTAAATAAGGCAGAATGTAATTGAGCGCAGTTGCCACGGTGCTCGTTACTTACAAGGGGGATATCGAAAGATGTCTCCCTTTTTTTCGCCATAGAAAGTCATGTAACCCCATTTAGCACCGGCATCACCAGTTTTAACCCGAACTGGTTATTGTTATCAACCATAAAAGGGGCTTCGAGTTGAAAAAATGCTACTTTTTAGAATAAATTTACTTTTTTTTTGCAAATTGTCGTAATACTCCCCTTTTTCTAATATAATACTTCTGAGGCGACAAAAAAGCCTCACTTCTTAAACATCAATAAGGAACGAATCATGAAAAAACAAATCACTATGACTGAGGTTTACCTTCAGCCCGAATATTTCCATCACCGCCTTAACTGCACAATTCCCGCCGCTTGGGTTGCAGTTTTTAACAATGGCTTAGAAGTTGCCATTTGCCGTGAGTGGGAAGCCTGCACCGCTGAAGATGCTCAAGCCTATTACGAGATGCATCACGAAGGAGCGACAGCATGAAAAAAGAATTTACAAGGCATGGCGGTGCATTTGACCGCGGACAAGCCGATAAGTATTATGGTCGCGCTTTCAATCCACATTTTTTCTTGGGTGACTCATTTCAATCAGAAATGATTAAAACTTTGAACGCTGAAGCATTAGCCGCTTACACACAGGGCTATAACGAACAAACAGACCAAAAAGATTGGGGAACATTATGAAATTCATCAAACAAATTGCCCTGTGGTTTTTGCAGGGTCTTGTCAGCCTTGTTTTCGTAGTTGGTGGGGCAGTGTTCCTAGTGGAATATATGTCCGGATGTGGTGAGAACTACATCGACTCTAAGGGCATCAGCCACCCTAATCAGTGCATTTTTATCAATCGTTAATCATTCAAAAGGAAATTTATCATGGCACACGAACTCACTATCCGCGCAGATGGCTACACCGAAATGGCATTCGTGGGGGAAACCCCTTGGCATGGTTTAGGTCAGGCACTCGACCAAAACGCCACCATTGAGCAATGGCGCGTAGCCGCAGGCATGGACTGGCAGATTGAATCGTCCCCAGTGCGTTACACGGCTAACGGCAATGACAACACCTATGGCGGTCAGAACGTGCTGTACCGCAGTGACAACAGCAACGCCCTGTCGGTGGTTTCTAATCGGTACAAACCCGTACAACCCGCGGATGTGCTCGAGTTTTTCCGCGACTTGGTTGAGGAATCCGGTTTCCGCTTGCATACTGCCGGCACGTTGTTTGGCGGTAAACGCCTTTGGGCACTTGCTGAGACAGGCAAATTTGCTGAAGTTACACAAGGCGATGGCATTGGCGGCTTCTTGTTGTTGTCCACATCGGCAGACAAGTCCCTTGCCACTACAGCGCGGTTTACCAGTGTGCGCGTGGTTTGTAATAATACGCTGTCTATGTCGGTGCAAAACAATGCCAATTGCGTTTCTATCACGCACGCACGCAAGTTCGACCATGAATTGATGAAGTCAAAACTCGGTGCGGCAGTGGCATCGTTTGACGGCTTTATGGAAATGGCAAAACACCTAGAACGCCAACGCATCACCGCGGAGCAGGCAGACAACTTCATCAAGCGCATCTTGTTCACGGCTGACCAGTTGAATGAGCCTGATTTTGTTGTTGAAAAGAATCGCCCCTACAACAAAATTCTTGACCTGTTCAAAGGTGAGGCAAAAGGCAGTGAACTGTTAGGCGACACCAAATGGGCGTTACTGAACTCGGTCACTGAGTATTTTGACCATCACCATCCATCGCGCACTGATGATGCCCGACTGAATAACACTTGGTTTGGCAATGGTGACAACATCAAGAACAGGGCGGTCGCAGTGCTCACCTCTTGACAGATATTACACCTCTGTTATCATAGCCTCCATCTAATACATGGGGGCTTTTTTCTATGTCCAATGCGGCAACAAAGGTGCGTGACGTTTTTGAGTTGACCAAACGCCCTATGACCCTGACTGATTTGCGCATCGCACGCCCTGACCTCAAGCCGAGTCAGATTTCAATGGCACTGTGCTACTTTATGCGTCAGCGGTACATGACCCGCGAACAAATTGCCAACGAACAAAGCGTGGGACGCAAAAAAGTTTGGCTATACACGTTCTATCAAACCAAATTGCCTGCTCCGGTTGTATGACGTGCAAAGACTGCATCTACGCTGAGAAAAAAGAATTCTATGGCGGCTACTCATTCAAGTGCATGGGATGCCGTGAACGCTTGATGCAAAGCGAGCCGTGTAAACTCATGCGCGAGATGCTTGTTAAAACTCTGCGCAAGTGGGGCGAAACGCCAAACTGGAAAGACGAACCGCATTGTGGTTGCATCAAGTCGTGCAAGCGGAGACAATATCAAAAAGGATAACGTATGCCAATCAGCAAAAAATCAGACGGATGGTATTGGGGTTTAAAAGGACCATTTGCAAGCAAACAAAAGGCTATCCAAGTTGGACAAGCCGCACACGCATCAGGCTTTAAAGAGGAGTCACTCATGGACAATCAACTCATTGGCACATTTGTTAGCACGCTGTTGCACTCGGCAACTCTTACGCACCTAATGCACTTTAAAACGCTGTCATACTCTCAGCACGTTGCCCTAGCCGCCTATTATGATGCGATTCCTGAACTGGTTGACGAACTTGTGGAATCTATCCAAGGCGCGTATGAAACCATCATCGAGCCGTATCCCTCATCGTTTCGCACAGGCGATGCCGAGCCGCTTGCGTACATGGTTAGCCTGCGCGATTACGTGCGTGATTACCGCGGTGAAATGCCACAAGACAGCGAGATTCAGAATGAGATTGACAGCATTGCTACGCTATTGAACCAAACTGTTTACAAATTGAAATTCCTCAAATAACCCAAGGGACACGACATGACAAAACTGGCAATTAAATACAAGAAGACGGCTGACCTTGTGCCCTATGCGAACAACTCGCGCCTGCACGATGAAACGCAAGTAGCACAATTGGTAGCAAGCATTCAAGAATTTGGTTTCACAAACCCTGTCCTATTGGATGGCGCGAATGGCATCATCGCGGGACATGGGCGCGTGCTTGCCGCAGAGATAATCGGCATGGACACTGTACCCGCAATAGAACTGAGCCACCTAACCGACACGCAAAAGCAAGCCTACGTCATTGCTGACAACAAACTTGCACTGAACGGCAAATGGGATCAAGAAGTATTAGCCTTGGAATTGCAAGACTTGCAAGAGTCCGGCTTCGACATTGACTTGCTAGGCTTTGACCCTTCAGAATTAAAAAATAGCGATGTAGATTACTCTGTGCTTGACGACCCAAGCATTGACGACCAAATTGATGACATGGCAAAGGGCGTGCGCAAAGCGATACAAATTGAATTTGAGCCTGAACACTACGAAGAAGCGCAAGAGATGGTCAAATTTTGGCGCGATAAAAAAGCCTACGTTGGCATGATGATGATGAATCACTTACGCAACGAAAAAAACAAACTGTGAAAGTCTTTACATTTTTTTATAATAGATACACCACGGCGACCACTTCACGCGCTTTGCACGACAGCGGTATCAATCACTACGTCATGATGCACAACGAAGATGACGTAGAAAAATTCAGAAAAAGCAACACGCTGTTTGGTGAGCCGATAATCACAAACAACCCAAAAGGCTTGGCACATCAACGCAATTCTGCGCTACGCATGATGCAAAAAGGCGAATGGGCGGTGTTTACTAGCGATGACTTTCAGAAAATCTACAGTTATCCCGCAGAGTACATTCTCAGCAAGACATTGAGCCGAGACGTTAACGCCGCCAATCAGCAAGCGATTAGATTGAAAAAAGAGCATCAAATCTCTATGGGCGAAATGTTCAATTTTTTTCCCAAATTGATTGAGATCGCCGAGGCAAACAACATTCATCTAATCGGATTCGGTTTGCACGACAACCCGCGTAATCTGAAGAATAAATTTACAACCCGTGGCTTGGCTGATGGTCGGTTCTGGTTGGTAAAGAAATCAACATACGAGTTTGACTTAAACGCACAATCTATTGACGACTACGCATGGACAGCAGAAAATTTAGTGCGGCATAAAAATGTTTTAATTTTAAATTGGTGCGTGCCATATTTTGCGCGATACAGCGAAGGCGGTTACGGGTCAGAAAAGGCTCGAGAAATGATGAAGAAAAAAGAGTGCGATTATTTAGTCAATAAATATAGTCCGCTCATCAGACACGCTGATAAATGGCAAAAAGACAACGATTACGCACACATCAAATTATGGGCAAGCGATAAAAACATCGCCGCGCTTAGAAAGAAATACGGTTTACTATGAAAACTGTCGAATTACAACAAATACCGCATACGGTCAAAATCGGTGACGTATGTGGCGAAATAGAGCCAAACATCACAGAGGACACGCTGTTCACGTTTGAGGGCAAGCCTGTGGGCTTCTACATCAAGGAGTTAACAGGCAGAATCAAACAACTAGCCGATGTTGCTAACGCAGAACTGCTGACAGACCGCGTGCCCAAAAGTGACATGAGGCGTTCTAGCGGGATGCGGGATAGCGAGTTCGAGGTGAAACAATACAGCACCATCCTAGGGGGTTGCCCACCCAAGCCACACATGAAGCGACCCTACCCCGCTATATCTAGCGTGCATCAGGTAGCCACTGCACAAACCTTCATCAAAGCAATGTTGTTGTTATGCAAAGAGTCGGAGCAATTGATAAAGCAAATCACGCCCGAGATATATGACGAACAAAAGCGCATCATCACCGAGAAAGTGCCGCCCAAGTTCCGGTTCGGTGAGTTGTTCACGTCTAGCATTAGCAACTTCAATATCCCTGCCGCTTTCCACCGCGATGCCGGCAATCTAGAGGGTTGCGTTAACGTGATTATTGCCAAAAAACACAATGCCCGTGGTGGCAACACGACTGTGCCCGACTATGGCGCAACAGTGGACAGCCGTGACAACAGCATGTTGGTGTACCCCGCGTGGCGCAACGTGCATGGCGTGACCCCTATCAGACCAATTGCCGAGGGCGGTTATCGCAATAGCCTAGTGTTCTACCCACTCAAGGCGTTCAATAACCATTGGGACTAACTCATGCCCATAACGCCCTATAACACTAAGTGCCAACAGTTAGGGTGTGCTAACACCAAAAGTAGCCTGAACGCGTACTGTCTAGCGCATGGGGGCAGGGATAAGCAACGATATAATCCTGAGACCAATAAGAAACGAGCCGAGACGAATAAAAAATACTACACACGCCAATGGGCAGTGCTGAGACAGCGACAACTTAGCAAATATCCTTTGTGTGCAGGGTGTCAGGCAGAGGGCATCATCAAAGCGGCTAACACTGTTGACCACGTATTTCCTTGGACACAGATAAGCGAGCAAGCCTTCTATATCAATCGCTTTCAAAGCCTGTGCCCCACGCACCACGCTACCAAGACGCAATTAGAACAACACGGCATATACAGGGCGTTCGGCTCACCAGAGAGGGACTACGGTCGTGCTGACTATGGACGCGTGATGGGAGTAGCAGACCCATCAGATACGGAATCTTTCCTTTGAAACTTAAAAATTTCGGCTCCCCACAAAG